AGATCACTTACAGCTACTTCTATTTCAGGTTCATTTATATCTACCTCAGCAAGTCTTGCTGCTGGTATTGCAACAAACCTAGCTAGTGTAGGAACTTTAACAACTGATAAAGCTAATAAAAGTGAAATAACAGGATCGTTTGCTGTAGCTAGCGGTTCGTTTAGTACTAGGATTACAGCAGTAGAAGGAGCAGGAGGAGCAGGAGGAACAGTATCAGGATCAGCTGTTGGTGATGCACAAGGTCAAATAAAACTTAATGATGTAAACGTAAATGTAAAAGATCTTCAGACTACTAGTGATGTAACATTCGACAATATCTCAGCTACTACTCTTCTAACTAGTTCTTTATTAAAAACTTCTGGTAATATAACCGGCTCAGGTTTACTACAAATAGCAGGAACTGGTACTTCACAATTTACAAGTCACTTACAAGCACATTGTTTAGGTATAGGAACAGCTCCATCAACAACTACTGGTGAAATAAGAGCAGCAGGCGACATAACTGCTTACTACTCTTCAGACGAAAGATTAAAAGAAAATATTACTAATATAAAAGAGCCTTTGCAAAAACTTTCTTATATTAATGGTGTAGAGTTTGACTGGTTACCTATAGAAGGTATTCATTCTAACGAAGGGCATGATGTAGGAGTCATTGCTCAAGAAATCGAAAAAGTGCTACCTGAGTTAGTAACTGATCGAGAAAACGGATATAAAGCCGTACGTTATGAAAAAATTGTCGCGTTATTGATTGAAGCAGTTAAAGAACAGCAGTTACAAATCGATGAGCTAAAATCTAAGCTCTAGCGGCAGAAACCAAATTATATGGAAATGACATACCCTTCCTGGACATTCCAGGGTAGGATCTTCAACGATATATTAGACTTCCCAAAAGGTACTTACGGATTTATTTATGAAGTTTTTCATAAACCTACCGGCTTAAAATACCTCGGTAAGAAAGTATTGTTTTTCGAAAGAAATAAAAGATTAGGAAAAAGAGCATTAGAAGCTTTGAGAGAAGAAAGAAAAGCAAAAGGAATTGGAGGCCGTACCCCTTTAAAGCAAAAAGTAGTTACCGAATCGGATTGGAAAGATTATTATGGATCTCATCCAAAGATAAAACAACTCGTTAAAGATTCAAAAGATCTCAGAAAAGATTTCGAAAGAAGAATATTAGATTTTGTTCCAAATAAAAAGCTTTTAACTTATTATGAGTGCAAGCACCTATTTATAAATGACGTTCTTGAAACATATAGTCATCAGTATATCAACGACAATATTTTAGGAAAGTTTTATAGAAAAGATTTTAACAATGATTAAACTAAAAGAAGTATTAGGATACCCATCCTTAAAGTATCATATAGATAACGGTCTATCATTGCATGAGCATGTCTACCGTTATAACTCTGATGCCTTTATACAATTATTTAAAGAGGCAAGAGAAGCGCATAGAAACGAAGAAATCGAACTTAGCGAAGAAGATATTGAACTTTTAGAGACAACAGATATAGGGGAATATGGAGATTATAATGGAATGAGAGTTCCTTTAGATCTTCCTATGGTTTCCCCCAAACACAATAATGCATTGTTCGAAATAGGCTGCATGATTGATAACATGATTGAAAACGAGGATACGATTGACGAAGCTATGAGTATAGACGAAATGATCGATTACGATCTAGTCAAAGAGCTTGTCGAATCAATCGGCGGTACTATTAATATGGAGAACTTTAGAAAAGCTGTTAACCTACAGAATGAAACTTTCGACTATAATGGTTTCGATATGCTTAAAGCATCTGTAGATTATATTCCTGAAGCTGAATATAAAGGTAAAAAAGTTGCACTTAACAAACCAAAAAGAGGTGGATCTAAAAAGTTCTACGTTTACGTTAAGTCAAAGAAAGGTAATGTTAAAAAAGTATCATTCGGTGATACTGGTCTTTCAGTTAAGTTAAAGCAAAGAGGAGCTAGAGCGTCTTTCGCAGCTCGTCATAAATGTGCTCAAAAGAAAGATAAAACAAAAGCAGGTTATTGGTCTTGTAATATAGGCCGTTATTGGAAATCATTAGGTGGATCATCAAACTTCTCAGGTTACTGGTAGACCTTATTCTGAAAAAAAAGAAGACGGTTATTTAATAAGAGAGTTCTCTCAAGACACTCCTTCATTTGAATTTGTTTGGCATAGAGATAAAGAAGATAGGTATGTTCAAGCTATACACGATAACGATTGGTCTTTTCAATTAGACAACGATATACCCCGTGAGTTACTAAAAGATAAGCTATTTATACCTAAAGAAACCTATCACCGTTTAATTAAAGGAACAGGTGATTTAGTTGTTAAAATATGGCAAGAGGATTAACAGTTGGTAATTATATAGATAAACCTAAGAGAAAGAGACCAGGTGTTCATGCCAAGTCTAAAACATCAAAGTTAAAGACTTCTCGCAACTATAAAAAATTATATAGAGGACAAGGAAAATGAAATTAACAGATATCATATTGGAAAATAAAAGCATTACTTTAACTTATACCGACCCTGGTAGTACTCTTTATTCTATTTCTATAAATGGAGAAAAGCAAAGAAGCAGAGAGGATGAAGATAAAGCAATTCAAATGATTAAAAAGATCACAGGTTTAGAAGTACCTCGTAGGGCTATGTATCTTTCAGACGAAGTTCAAGATATTGCAGATGCCTTAAGAAAAAAAGGATATGACGCAGAAGTCTATCCTATGGACGTAAGTTAATAATTAAATTAAGATCATGAAGTTATCTAAAATAATACTCGAAAATAAAAATTATGTTCTAAGAGAAGAACTTAACCTATCTGATAATGATGTTATTAAATTAGCTGAAGCTATTACTAACAAATTAGAAGATTATTTAGATGTTGATAACAGAACCCTACTCTACCAATCTGTATCTGCTGCAATAGGAGATCTATTACAAAATAACGAAATATAAGTTGTCTATTAAAAAATTAGTTCTTATCTTATCCTAAAGATACGGACTGGAGTTATGGATTATACTTTCCTTTTAGGATCCATTGAAAACATATTGGGCAAAAGTTATAAGAGAGCTAGAGATAATTATGCTTTTCATTGTCCTTTTTGTAATCATCGAAAACCTAAGTTAGAAATTAACATGCATACCAACGAAGAAGGTAAGAACTTCTGGGAATGTTGGGTATGTCAAACAAGAGGAAGAACGATTCGTTCTCTACTATATCAACTTAAAACTCCTAAAAATCAAGCATCTGAAATCTTAAAGTATCTACCAAAAGGTTCTTTTATAGAATTTAAAGGACTATCTATTATAGAACTACCCAAGGAGTATCAACTACTTTTTAATTCATCACCTACTTCAGTTACAGCAAATTTAATAAAAAGGTATTTATATGCAAGAGGACTTTCCGATAATGATTTTATTAAATATAGCATTGGATACTGCACATCTGGAGACTATGGAGGACGAGTTATTATCCCAAGTTATTCTGAATCCAATACACTCAACTTCTTTGTTGCACGATCTTATGATGGCAACTATTTTAAGTACAAAAATCCAGAAACAAGCAAAGACATAATATTCTTTGAAAATCTAATAAACTGGAATCAACCAATTATCTTATGTGAAGGTGTTTTTGATGCAATGGCTATCAAACGAAACGCTATCCCTCTATTAGGTAAAAGTATATCAACCTCACTATATAAAAAAATTATTACAAGTAAAGTAAAAGATATCTATATTGCCCTAGATACTGACGCAAAAAATAGAGCGTTAGAGATAGGAGAAAAATTTCTTAACCAAGGTAAAAGAGTATTCTTAGTTGACTTACCTGATAAAGACCCATCCGAAATGGGCTTTAAACCTTTTACCGAACATATTCAAACAGCTCAGAAACTTGACATTTCAGGTATAATGCTGCACAAACTAGACCTATGATTAAACAAGGTATGAATATTCTCGAACAAAACGAGAAGAAAAGATTAGACTTTAACCCCGATTTAAAGCAAATTAATTTTTTAGACCGCAGAGTCTATAAGAGAGGCGAAGGAGTATATTACCCGTCCGTAACTACAATACTCCAATACATGCCCAAGAATAAGTTCTTCGAAACATGGATGAAGGACGTTGGGCATAACGCCGATCTTATTATGCGTAAAGCAGGTAAG